CAGCAAGTCCTATCCAAAACAAAGTCAGATCTTCAGCCGTAACCAAGTCTGGGTGTGAGGTCGATCCATCGAGCATCGACTCAATTAACCCAGAATACGCTGCGAACAGCCTAACATGGTACGTGACCCCCTCCAATGAATAACGACCTTCGGAACGCAACAAATGGTAATTTGCGCGCTCAACAAAGACATCACGGAGGATATGACAAAACCTGAATTCGTAACAATGGGATAGTGATTTTCCGGCCATGTACTCATCGTCGGACACGGCTTGATTGGAATTTGGCCTGGAGTTAAACTTGGCCAACACCTTGCCCACAAAAGGCAGCATGACATGCGCATTTTCTCCCCTAGTAACCGGGACAAAATGCTTACTTAAAAAGTGCATGTTATGCAAAGTGGGTGAGGTGGTGACTTTAGCCTCCATCCGAGCCATAGAAGCGACACTTCTATAGTGCCTGGAACTCCTACGAACTCTCTTCTCCAATCCAGCCAACATGTCGTCTCCGAGAATACAGACCATGGCTCCAACTACTTTGAATTTCCTAGCCCAGCAATAAAAGATGGTCAAATTCCAAAAACTGTTGCGAAAGGTTCCATCAGTTGCCCCTGAGGGTAACTGGTTCTCGATGCTGGCGGACACGCCAAACTTCGTATTAACAACCGAGAACTTGTTGGACAACCTGTGCAACTTGCAGAACCAAACGGGGGCGCCGAGACGTGCCATGAACATTATTTCGAGTTCGGTAACATCTTTCACTTGAGTTTTGTCATTAGCAGTGAAATCAACCTCAATAAAACTCTTGAACCTCTTGGTTTCCAGAAACTCAACTATGTCAGGTGTGTGTTGTTTGTAAGACACCTTGAAGTTGGCTTCCGGAAGTTGTGTGCCAAGAAGCATAAACCTGTCCATGAGCACCTTGAACATCGGACCTGAGATCATATTGTAGTAATCGGTGCCCTTGAAAATAAGTCTAGGTGCCACCTCCTCAGGATCCTTAACCAGCGCCTCAATCTTAGTGAATATCTGCTTATTAGTATAATCACTAAGCTTGTTCAGTCCTGCATCGGAATAAGCCTTTTCCATGCGGGCTTGCTTTTCGCTATCGAACATGCCGAGCCAATCTCGGTAAATACCAACGTCCCACTCAATCTTTTCCATGGGAACAGGAACCAGGGCGTGTATCATTTGTCTTCCTGTTTTGCGTATGTAAGGGTCCACTCTGTCGCTCGAGTGGAAATTAGCCCTTTTGTTGAACGCTG